AAAGCCTAAGATAATAAATGCTGTTAAATCAACGTCTACAGACTTGGACAAACTGGTAAATAATCAGGAAGATATAAACAACGATGATAATTAGGGCGGATAACAATATATAAGAAGTTATCTTGTAAGGGTTGCCCACAATCTGAAAAATCACATGCTCCGATTTAAAACGATTGACCCCCCCTTACATTTTTCGCGACGGGTATTGTATATGTAACTGTTGCGCTAATTTTTTTTAATTTTTTTTGAGTAGAATATGAAAGAGGTAATAACAGAAATAATAGAAATACTAACCGTAGCTGGACTTGGTAATTTTTTATTATTTATAATTTTGGTAAATATATGAAATACGGAGCTGAAGCTGAACAACAACTAATGACCGAAGTTTGGTCACCCCAAGTTGCAGACGATCCATACAACTTTGTGATGTTTATCTTCCCTTGGGGACAGAAGGACACCCCCCTCGAAGACTTTGAAGGCCCAAGAGAGTGGCAAAAAAATGTTTTAAAAAAATTATCAATAAACATACAAAGAAATAAAGGCGAAATTAATCCAGAGATGTTTAGACTTGCTGTTGCTTCAGGTCGTGGAATAGGAAAGTCCGCCTTAGTTGCATGGTTAATATTATGGATGCTATCAACTAGACTAGGATCAACCACCATCGTAACTGCTAACACCGAACAACAGCTTCGTTCAAGAACATGGGCGGAGTTAGGTAAGTGGCTAACACTTTCTATAAACAACCATTGGTTTACTAAAACTGCTACCACCATAAAACCAGATGGTTGGTTTGAAGAAGCACTTAAACGCGACCTGAAAATAGACACTGGTTACTACTACGCCCAGGCTCAACTATGGAGCGAAGAAAACCCAGACGCTTTCGCTGGTATTCACTCCTCCTACGGAGTTTGCTTAATCATGGACGAGGCATCAGGTATACCCGCACCCATTTATTCCGTATCCGAAGGTTTCTTTACAGAGCCAACAGAAAACCGTTTCTGGCTTACCTTCTCTAACCCTAGAAGAAACACAGGGCCTTTCTACGAGAGTTTCACATCCAAGCGTAAGTTCTGGAACTTAGAACAAATAGACTCACGCACAGTCGAAGGTACTGACCAAAAACTATTTCAGACTATGCTCGAACAATATGGTGAAGATTCTACCGTTGCTAGAGTCGAGGTAAGAGGCGAGTTCCCTAACGCTGATGATGATTCAGTCATACCAATGGAACTGGCACGAAACGCTGTCGACAGAGACGTGGCATTAACAACTAAATCACCTATTGTTTGGGGATTAGACGTAGCAAGGTTTGGTGGAGATAATTCTGCACTATGTATAAGACAAGGTAATACAGTTCTTGAAATTAAGACTTTCAAATCGATGGATTTAATGCAATTATGCGGTGCAGTTAAAAACTTATATGACGACAGTACAATCGTAGAACAACCACAAGAAATACTTATAGACGTAATTGGTCTTGGTAGTGGGGTTGTAGATAGACTAGCTGAACAAAATTTACCAGTAAGAGGAGTCAATGTTTCTGAATCACCGTCTACTAGGAAAAACTATTTAAACTTACGAGCTGAATTATGGTTTGCAATAAAAGATTGGTTGGCGCTGCGTAATTGCCGTCTTCCTAATGATGATGAGCTTGTATCGGAATTGGCAGCGCCTAGTTATAAATATACATCAACTGGAAAAATAAAAATAGAGTCTAAGGAAGAAATGAAAAAAAGAGGTGTTAAGTCCCCAGATAAGGCTGACGCACTTGCGCTAACCATGGCAAGTTCCGCTGCAAGTTTTAGTGGTGGCGAGAACTTTTTAGGGTATAATTTCAAGAAACCATTGACATCAAGAATAATCAGAGTGGGATAAATTTATGGAAAATGACAAAGATCAAACAATCGAAGAGTTACAAGTAGGAGACTCTTACGATGAAGAACAACTGCAAGGCGTACTTAAGTCCGAAATGGATGACGCTAAAGACTTCATCGACCAGATAGACCAAGACAGAGCTGAAGCTACTGATTATTACCTTGGTAATGCTCCAACATCACAAAGCTCTATGCAATCAGAGTTTGTATCAACAGATGTAAGAGACAGCGTGTTATTCATGCTGCCATCAATCATGCGTACATTTTTTGGTACTACTAAGATAGTAGAGTTTATACCTCATGGCCCAGAAGACATACAACTAGCCAAACAACAAACAGATTATATTAACTATGTAATCCAACAAAAAAACCCAGGCTTTAAAGTTTTATACGATGCGTTTAAAGATGCACTTATTAGAAAAACTGGTTTTGTAAAAGCCTACTGGGATGACAGCATTACTGCATCAACTCACGAATATACAGGACTGTCACCAGAAGCCTATCAAGCTATTACCCTTGACCCAAATGTGGAAGTCATTGAAGAAAAAATTGAAATGCAAAGCATCACAATGATGAGTCCTGAAAATGGCGAAGAGATGACGCAAGAAACTCCAGCTAGTTACGATGTCAAAATTAGAAGAGTTAAAGCTAAAGACCAAGTGGTAATCGAAGCAGTACCAACTGAAGAAATACTTATATCAAGACACGCAAGAGATTTAAACTCATCACCTTATGTTGCACACAGAATGGTTAAGACTGTAAGTGACTTGGTGGCTATGGGTTATGACAAAGAACAAATGGAACAGTTCGCTGGTTCTGGTAATGCGGTTGATGAAGAATCATACAACCTAGAACAAGCAAGAAACCCATACGCAGATTTTACTGGTGTTGATAGAGCAGACAGTAATAGTAAAAGTGTTCTCTATGTAGAGCATTATGTTTTTTATGATTTAGATGGTGATGGTATAGATGAAAGGATTAGAGTATGCACTGTAGGGAATGGATTAAATATTGTTAATTCAACACCCTGGGATGATTTACCTATTACACTCTTCTGTCCCGATCCAGAGCCACATACCTCCATTGGCTCATGCCCCGCGGACTACTTGATGCCTATTCAAGCAGCTAAATCTCAGATAATGAGAGATACCCTTGATAGTCTAGGCCACGCCATCTTCCCGAGAATGGGTATTGTTGAAGGACAAGTTAACATTGACGATGTTCTTAATACTGACATAGGACAACCAATAAGAATGAGAGCGCCAGGAATGGTTCAGCCTTTCTCTGTTCCTTTCGTTGGTAAAGAAGCCTTCCCAGTTCTAGGATACCTAGACGAAGCAAAAGAAAACCGCACAGGTGTTTCTAAAGCTTCCGCTGGACTTAATGCAGAAGCATTACAATCCACTACTTCCGCAGCTGTATCGGCAACGATGTCTGGCGCACAAGGAAGAGTAGAACTTATCTGTCGCCACTTTGCTGACGGAATGAAAGATTTATTTAAACTTGTTAACTCACTTGTAATCAAACACCAAGAAGGTCAAGACATGATGAGACTTAACAACGATTTTATTCCTATCGACCCAAGATACTGGGATGCTGATAAAGACATGGTAATTAATGTTGGTATTTCTAAAAACTCTGACGAAGAAAAGTTCCAAGTCCTAACAGCACTATCACAAAAGCAAGAACAAATCATGCAAACACTAGGACCTGACAATCCTTTGGTTAATTTACAGCAGTACGCAAACACTCTAACTAAAATGATTGAGATGGCTGGGTTTAAAGATGCTACAACATTTATAAATACAACCATACCGCCTATGCCTCCGCAACCGCAAGAACCGCCTAAACCTTCTCCACAAGAAATGTTGGCACAAGCCGAAGCAATGAAGGCACAGAACTTAGCACAAAAAGCAATCATTGATGCAGAGACAGATAGAATGAAAATCATCATGGATGACGACAGAAACCGTGATGAACATGAAGCTGACTTAAAACTTAAGATTGCAGAACTACAAGCTAAGTATGGCGCACAAATAAATGTAGCAGAAATAAATGCAATTATGGAAAGAGACAGAGAAGCGATTAGACAGGTAGCAAAAAACCAATCGCAAGGAATGTTTACGAATGGAAACAATCAACCAGTCGGATAAGATTTACGACTTAGAATTTCTTGACGGAGATTTTATCTATGTTGGCTCTGATATAAAAGCTAAGAACTTAGAAGATGCAAAAAGAGTTGCTTTGATTTTTTTACAGATACCACACGACTCAGAATTAATATCTTCTAAGGTAACTTTAATACACTAACTATGGCAATAACATATAGAGGCGAAAGGTTCGCTGGTTATAACAAACCCAAGAGAACACCTAGTCACAAAACTAAATCACACGCTGTTCTAGCAAAGGTTGGAGATGTCATAAAACTTATTCGCTTTGGTCAACAAGGCGTTAGCGGTGCTGGTAAAAATCCAATGACCGCTAAAGATAAAGCAAGGAAGAAATCATTTAAGGCAAGACATGCCAAGAATATTTCTAAAGGTAAACTGTCTGCTGCTTATTGGGCGGACAAAGTAAAATGGTAAGGAGATACTATGTCACTATATGAAAATATAAATAACAGAAAGAAAAATAAAACAAGTAGAACTAAAAAGAAATCTACTATCACTAAGAAAGCCTACGCAAATATGAAAGCTGGGTTTCCTAAGAAGAAGAAGAAATAATGAAAGGCGTAAAACATTACAAGAGAGATGGAACTGAACACAAAGGCAATATGCACAAAATGCCTAATGGTAGTTTACATTCAAATAAATCTCACACTAAAACAAGCGTAAAATTATTCCATTTTGGTGAATTAAGTAAAACGGCTAAAAAGAAAGCTAGGTCTTAAAAGTAATTTGTTTAGTTGGATTGATAAGTATTTAGAATGGTCTTTTAAAAGAAAAGCAGAAAAACTTTTTAATAAACATTTGCATGAATACAAAAACAAAAAAACAAAAAAAACAGACAGTTAATTCTTTGGCTAAAATACAACAACTATATAAAAATAAAAATGATAGACAAACTAATAAAACCAGTAAGCGAACTTCTTGACAAGTTCATTCCAGATGCAGACACAAAGCAAAAGATTGCACACGAAATTGCAACCATGTCTGAAAAGCATGTTCACGAAATTGCTAAAGCACAAATAGAAGTAAACAAACTTGATGCTAAAGGCGACTGGTTTCAATCATCATGGCGACCAGCTACTGCATGGATTTGCGTATGTGGTTTTGCAGTAAACTTTTTAATCAGTCCACTCGCTGCTCCATTTGGTATTATCGTACCACAAGCAGACACCTCAACTATGTTACCCGTACTTATGGGTATGCTTGGTCTTGGAGGTTTACGATCATACGAAAGAATACAAGGCGTAGGAAAATAATGTCTTGGGAAAACTTCAAAGAAGAAGAGTTCTCTTGCCAACATTGTGGTAAAAATGGTATTTCACACGAACTAATAAATAAGTTACAATCACTAAGAACAGAGTTAGGTTTTCCTTTTATTATAAGT